AGCCAGAAGTCTTCAAGCATTGACATGTGCTTGCGATCATCTTTAATTTCACCAGTATTTTGATCATATACAAGTTTGTTACGGTGCTTAGCCATAACACTTTTCATATATTCTTCAGCTTTTGTTTTTGAAAGGTTACCAGTGTCAATGTAAAAAATTCTACGTTCTGGTGCACGAGCAAGTCGATAAATGACTAGAGAATCTTCCATCATTCTTAGCTGGTTTGCTGGTTTCAATGCTTTATGTAAGTATGAAACTACCTTCTTACGAGATTCATCTAGCAGTCCAGAAGTAGTATAACTAACAGAATCATTAGTCATTTTTAAACCAGTGGCTGAGTTGTTCATGTTGGTCAGTGGTTTATCTTGGAAGATAAAGTACTCTTCAACACGATCAATCAACTCTGCCCCAGTCTTGGAGTCTTTCTTGTAATGAATTTCTTTAATCTTGCGAATCTTGGTTGCATCAATATATCTTAATTCTTTAATACCTTCATTATGATTTTCATTTGGTATGATATGGTAAACAAGTCGACCATCAATATACCACCTTTTAAAGATATCTGAACCATGATCACCAAAATCTAATAATTTAAGAATATAATTAAATTCATCTCTAATCTTACTCTTAAGACCTTCACTGACGTCATCTAAAGCATCGAGGTTTAAACCCAAAGTAGATTCAACATCAGATGTCACAATTGCTTCATTAACAATTTCATCAATGGCCATATCGACGTCAGAGGCCATTGAAATTCCTCTGTATTTCATAATTAGTTGGATATTATCCTTAGCTTTATCCCCGTCAATATCTACATATTGACCATAATATCCACCACCAACAGAAGTAACATAGCCCGCACCATCATCATCAATGGGCGGAGCTACTGAAAGCTGGCTGTCACCAGATTCTTCTTTTTTCTTTTTTCGCTTAATCTCAAACCCGAACAGTGATAGTCCGGCATTTTCGTTATCAGCCATTCCATAATCCTTTAATTTTTGGAAGGGGGCCGTAGCCCCCTAACTTTAGCTTCCACCTTCAAGAAGGCCCTCTGTTACCCAGTATTGATACTGGAAAGTAACTTGATATTCTTCAATGGTGTTTTCGTTATCGAATGACACAGAAATCGGACCTAAGTCTGAAGGCCATGCACCAACGATACGATATTCCCTAAGAGTTTCCCCATTCCGATCAAGCTGTGATACAGCCAAATCAGAGAAGTAATCATCGGGATCAGTGACACCTTGATTGTCCTCATGGTTATTTATTAAGGACATCCAGATCTCTAGATTACGTCTGATAGTGAAATCCGTATCATTCATAACCGTTACAGTCCATGGATCAAAGGTGCGATCACCAGAGATTTTTAGCTGACGACCTCTAAAAGGAATTGGAATTGGAGAGATGGTAGAACCTGGTAGTTCAGCACCTTTCACTAAATATTTAGAAACTTCATCAAGATCACCAACTGGGCTCAAAAGTGAAACCTTAAAGAGATTGGCTCTTGCACCGCCACCCTTTAGCTGCTTGGCGAAGTCATTTACGTTTAATACTGACATTTGCTATCTCCTTATACGGCTCCTGCAACTTCTTCAAACGCTACACCAGTTCTAACAGCCACAAAATTAAGTGTGATGAAGTTAATTGAACGAGCAGGCTTGACAAACATAGTTGCAATAAATTCATTATTATCAATGACCTCAGGTGTGTTGTTTGTTTCATCACAAACAACACGGAAATCAGTGATACCTCTTCTAGCTTGAACAGATCGAAGATAAGGTTCCACAACACCAACAAATTCTGCACGAGTAAATTCGTCATTGAATTCGAAAAGGATGTTTCTGGAATATCTAGAGATATATTTCTCTATGGTAAGGAACAATCTTCGAACATTAATTCTATCGAATGCAGATGGACGACCAAGCTTTGTTTTATCACCGAAGAGAAGAATACCATCACCACGGAAGTTAGCAATTGGATTTACGCTAGCTTTGTAGAGTGTATCTCTTTCGGCTTTAGTTGGGTTATGGTAAATGTCCACAATATTACGATAGTTACCGCGACGAGTACCACCCGGAGAGAACCATGGTGCAGCAATGAAATCAGTTGCTGCCATAATACCTGCGGTTGATGAAGCTGCTGGAATCCAGACATATTCATCATTGTACTTATCATAAGCTTTAAGGTAATTGTTGTCAACAAACAGGTAAGATGATGCAGTGAATGAGTTAGCACATGCAACAGTATCAGATACGATACTTGTTGAAGAGTTATTCACGACTGAAGCTCTGTTTGGTGATGCAATAACCACACAATCTTTACGGATTCCTTGTGCAATGCTTACCATGTCGTTAACAACTGTGGTCTGAAGAGATTGACTGGTCATACCAGGAGCAATTAACAGATCAATGTTGTTATACTTTTCGGTATCTTCAATTGTATCAAATGCCAGAGCATATGACGTAGCTGTAAGAGCACCTGCATCTGCACCAGAAGCAAAGGTGAAGGTTTTAACAGCAAGACCATCAGTAAAGGTCTTTGATGTACCAGGTGTAAGTGCTGATCCAGCATTTGAAAGACCCCAAGCATCTGAATCAAATGCAAGGTCAGATCCAAATGATGCAAAATGGATATATTCAGAGCGATCGTTAATGATCTTTCTGATATAGTTATTTGAACCATCAGCTGTCCGCGCGTTTGTTGCAACGGATACGAAAGGATATTTTTCAAGAACCGTTCCTTTTGTTCCTGTAAATAGTCCTAATTTATCCACAACAACTACGTGAACTTCATCCCATTCACCATCTCTTGCAGATGCATAATCGGATGTACCTGGAGCAGCATCAAACTCTGATGCATAAGTCCAGTTTGTGAAAACGGTTCCGTCGGAATCGCCTGGGCAAATTTGTACCTCAAGGCTGTTACCGATGCTTCCTGGGTAACGAGCAATAAGTTCATGCCCGCGTACCGCATCACCGTCTGAATCTCCGGTAAATGATGCTAGGGAAGCTGATTGCTGATCGTAGTGGTCGGTATTTTTGATCAATGGTGTAGATGCACTTGTATTGCTGTAGCTAAATGCATTAACAGCTGAAGTTGCATCATCTGAATCTTCCAAACCACGAATAATGTAAAGTTCGTCAGAATATCCTAGATATTGTGCGGCTGAAATAAAATCAACATTGTTGTCTGTGTCGGGTGCACCAAATCTATCTACTAGTCTTGCCTCATTGGCAACTAATACCGGTGTATAGACTGGTCCCCAGTTAAATGATCCTGCAAACACGGCTGCCGTGGTATCGTTACCAGGGCCAGAACCGGTAAGGTCAATTTCTCTGAAATTAACCGCAGGAGAAGCGGATGGAATTCCTACTGCCATTATAGTCTCCTCGTTTTTCTAATCATAAGCTTCTCCATAATAAGGTTGTTCAATCAATACTTATTTATGAGAAAACGGTTTTCACCTTATTTTAGAATATATTTGAGAAATCGTGACGTATTCCATCGAGTGGCTCATCATCCCATCTCTCCAAATTCCAATCTGGAATGGGATACTTTTCTCTCAATTCTCTTTCAACTTCGGCCCGAACACCATTGCTAGGAATGTGGCCAAATGGCGGTAGATCTTCTTCAATATCACGCATCCTTTGTTCATAAAGAAGTTCTCTTAGCTTGATGTCAGCTAATTCTTCAAAATCTGTTGAGTTGGCGAAGAAACCAAACAACACAAGAGTCATGGCTAAGTCGTCATGGTTTCCGTCTGAAGCAGCATATCCATAACCACTTTTTTCAAACGTATTTAATTCATTGATGGTATACTTGTCGTGAAGAATTAGTTTTCCTTCTTCAATGATATCTTTAATTGAAGAACACCCAATTCTTTTTACCTTTTTATTCATTTCAACGCCAATCTTATCAGCTTTAATAGCTGATTCAATATAGGTATTTTCATATTCTAAATCTTGGTAAAGACCTTTTGCAACCAAATGACCAATATCATTTGCTTCAATAACCGCTAATGCTTCATTGTACAACGTTGCATATTTTTCAATAACAGTTGGGTATAGATAAGGAGAAATTTTATTGTTTCTATATGTAGCAACCTGCTCAAATGGATCTGATGATACGTCAATGATATTAAATGCAGAGTAGTCTTGCCCCCTACCCTTCGCACAGTCAGCCACTAGTACATATTCGTGACCCTTCTTTGGTTTATTGAATATGCGGAGAGATCCTTTTTCTAATTTTTTAATTGGATCAGTAGCACGTAAATCATTAAGAGTCTCTCCATCAATAAGAGTATCACCGGTGCCTAAGAAATTGTTCCCAAATTCTTGTTCAAACTGGCGTTGAGAAGTATTGCGGATCTGTTGAATCTTCCATTCTTCATCTCGACCGGGAACGTCCCACCAGTCAACGCGGAATGAGTTATATTCGTTTGTCCCTTGAATCGCCCCCTGCCATAGTTTATGGTATCTATTACCCACACCATTTGCTGTAGACGTAATGATAATTTTACTGGTGGTACCAGATGTGACAACCGGGTATGTTGAAGTATAGAATTCTTCAGCATTCTTGACGAATGCAAATTCGTCCAAATACAATAGGTTAATAGAGAAACCACGAATTGAAGAGCTTGAAGTAGAAGCTGAAATAATTTTTGAATTATTACTAAATTCAATTGATCTTCTATTTAGAGCTTTACATCCAGGTTGAAGGAAAAATGGAATATTTTCTAACATAAGGGTAATTCTTCCCACCATTTCTTGAGAAGTTGCACCCTTGTTGGCTAGAATAGCAACAGTTTGTTCCGGTTTAAAGAGAGCATACCAAAGAAGATATGCAACAGACGCAATGGATTTACCTGACTGTCTACACGCTAGAACAATGTTAAATCTGTGATCGTTAAAGTTTTTGAACATTTCCTCTTGATAAGGATATAGCTCAAAATTTACAAGCCCTCTATCAAGAGAAATCACCTTACAATATTTCTTGGTGAAATACACCGGGTCTTTCATGCACCGTTTGTATTCGGCTTTCATCTCTGGAGTATAATCTTG